GCTTATTAATCAGATCAACACGCATTCGCTCAATCCTGTTTTCAAACTCAGAGTGTTTTAAAGTCGCTGCTTGCAGGTCTGCACGAAGCTGATGCACGTAGTATTCGCACCGTGCTACGACAACATCGTGATATCGTGCAGGTAATGCAGGTTCATCAGTAGACCCAGAAAGGTCTGTATGGGTCTGCCAGTATTCGTAATGCACAGTATACTCCGCATCAGGAACAGGAGTAAGCCCTATCTTATCATCCTGAGTTAGATAGTGATATTCAGGTTTAGCCCTGTTATCTGTAGTAGTAGGATCAAGATCACGCTCCCGAAACTGTTGAGCAAACTGAACATACGGAACATACGGAATAATCTTCACATCTGTACCAGATTCAATCAGATATACGGTATCTACATCTACTGATTTAAAACCGGATTCCAGAGCATACTCTGCTGTTCCTGCAACAGTAGTAATTGTTCCATCTGTATGAAGGAACGGCCATTCCAGTTCAGCAGTGTAGATATCGTTAATGCTTCTATTTACAAAATCCTTTACAGCGGATTGTATACCTTTACTACTAGCAAAGTTAGCTGCTGTAAGCTCAACTTCATTAAGAGAACGAAGCACTTTATTTGATAGCGTAATATAATCCATTATAGTTGTTTACCTTTTTTATCATAGAATCTCAATCATCTTTTGATTCTTATCTACGTCTTTATGGCAACGAATAACCAGAATGCCGTTCTCTAGTTTTGCTTCACTAACTTCTACATTAGGAGCAAGATAAAAACTACGAGTGAACTTTCGTTGGGCCAAGCCATTATACTGCCAAAGCTCCTCTTCCTCTGAACGCTCAGAAGACTCTTGCTTTCCTTCAACTGTAAGACGGCCTTCCTCTTCTAGAATCTTCAACATCTCCTTAGAGAAACCAGCAACAGCTATTTCAATTCGATAATTATTTTCAGATTCTTGCACAAGATTGTACGGAGGATAATTTGAAGTTCGATGATCTGGAATCCAGTACTCATCAAAAGTCTTTCCTACTGACATCTTGTTAAATAAACTTCTGAAATCTTTTATTAGCGCACCGTTAATTGTATTCATAGTAGTCTCCTTTTCAGCGAGTTTTAATAATCCCATGATTGGCGATTATTTATTTTTCCTTACCAAATACTGATCCGGTAAGTAATGCTCCAAAGGCTAAGTGGAATAATCCGCCGCCCATAAGAGTAAAAGGGGTGTGTTGCCCTGTCATTTTTTTCATTAATTCTAATTGTACTAATGGGTCTTCAATTGTTATTATATATGTTACGAAGGAAGCAAGGTCGGGTCTGTTTAGTCCATACCACACAGGTACAACTACAAAATCATAGATGCAGATTATTAAATAAACTATGAGTGCAGTCCATCTCCATGCCATTCATTCTTACTCTTCCCTTTTCTGACAATCGCATGCTTCGTGTGTACATGTTTCACAGATGCATTCCTCTTGACAATCTTCACATTCACATTTCTTACAGGTCATTTTACTTTACTTACAGAAGCATAGCTTTTGACAGCTAACAGTCCAAAGACGCTTTAGCCATTCTTTGATTTTTCTAAACAGTTTCATTATAAACTCCGTTTAATTAGGTTAAGGTGGAGGGTTTTGAACGGACCCTCCGAAACCGTTACTCAAGGTTTACGAGAAACCTACAACTTGTGATTCAGCATCGCCCATGCCACCGAAGTCGGCAGTCAATGCCCAAACACGATACTTACCATTAATCGCACCAGTACCCACAACAAGATCAAGCGTATCGGCAGCGGTATGAATACCGTAAGCAACCGAAGTCGTTCCCATTGCGCTAGTACCTGCTTGTGCCTTGATAGTCATAGTAGTACTACCGGGCGCACCAGCAGTGATATAACGGTCAACATCAGCACCATCTCCTAGAGAGAGAGTACCGCTGTTACCCGCAGAATCTGCGGTCAACACATCAACACCCGCCGTAATAATGTACGTATTAGCTGGAATGCTAATGCATTCAAAAACATCGTTGGCGACATTAGTGGTTTCACTAAAGTCGATCACCATGTCAACAACACGAACAGCAGCTGCGTTTGCGGGATGACCAGCAGTGCCTACATTGTCAATAGTATAAGTAGCCATTTTTCAGTCCTCCCTATTATGTGTTAAGATCAGGTACACCCTTGTAGACGCCGACAAAGCCGGTGCCTGAAGAGCGTAGCACTTTACGTCCGAAAACATGCAGACCACGAACAATGTCTGCAAAGCTATCGGGGTCACGGATCACTTCGGTCTTTGCGATTGCGGAAGCAGTGCAAACCGCGCTCATGTGACCGCCAAGAACGATAGTCTCGCCGCTGGTGGCCGAAGGACCGAAAGTGTGGGACGCAGCAGTACCAGCAGAGCTAACGGAAATTGCGTTAGTCTGATACAAAGTAAAGCCGTGAATCTTACGAGAGGTGACAGCACCATTCATAAGGGCAGACTTATCTTCGCCGGTAACACTGGAATCCATCAGCTTGGCATCCGCCTGACGCAGAATTTCGTAGAACTGGGGCGGGGCCACAATCCAACGGTTCTCTTCAGGAACGTCACCTTCGTCCAACAGACGAGCAAAAGTGCTAAGATAGTTAGCGCACTCGTTGCCGGTGTTGCACGAAATCGCTGAACTGGCAGCACCAAGATTGGTAGTGTCAGTAGCAGCATTGTCGCTGATATTCTTCAGAATATTGTAATCATATGCCTTCTTCAAGCTGTATGCGCCGCTAGAAGTGGACAGAGATTCCCAATTAACATGGCTCTGCCGCTCTTCGACATCATCAACTTTAAAAGCAAAGTAATTACCCTGATCGACAGCAAGAGTAATCTCGGTGTCGGACAGGTCTTCAGTGTTGACTACGGAACCACGGGTATACGAGGATACCGTGATTGATGGTTCTTTAATAATCTTCACCGTGTCGCCAAAATTTTCAATTTCCCCCGCATAATCTGTATTAGTAATAGCTTCTGCTACAGAGGCACGACGGAAGAATTTGAGTACTTTTTGGCTATAGATTGCCGGTAGAAACTTACCATTAGGTAGGTTACTATATCCGGCTGCTACTCCAAATGCCATTTTAGTATCTCCTTATTGTTATTGAATTCTTCCCTCTCGTTTAGCCGCATCAATTTCAGATTCTAGTTTCTCAAATTCATGTGGTTTCAAGCGAGAAATTTCTTCGACAGTCCAAATCTTTTTTTCCTGTGACATATTATCAGAAGAAAGAGTGCGTGTTTTTGTCACTGCTTCTGCTGCATTTTGCCTACCTTTAGATTTAGGCTGTTTCTGAGAGCGATTAGTTTCTAATTTATACAAGTCAACTACGCGAGATGCCCACGCAACATCCTTTTTGTTCTTGTAAAGTCCATCAGAAATATTTTCTGGCTGTAGTATTAGCCAATCAAGAAATTCCTGACTTTCCTTTAGTTCAAAAAAGTCTGGGTGCTTAACTAGCAATTCCTGTTCAGCGACCTGTTCTCTTGCTTTTGACTCATTCTCCTGTAGATACTCGATTTGCTTTTCAAGTTCATTAACACGAGAACCTGCTTCAAGTTGCGAGACAGATTGCATTACACTAAAGATTTCAGGATACTCCTCTCTGAATGTTTCCAGTTCCTCTTGAGTTTTAGGAAGTTCAGCAGGAACACGCTGTTGTGCTGCAAACTTCGCTTCCGCTAACTGTTGTTCCTGTTTCCATTCATTTTGTTTGGTGTCATGATATCGCTTTAGATCGCTATATCGCTTCTTCCAATCATGTTCCTGTTCTTCATTTTGGATGAGGCTAGAAGTATCCTTGTTTACGCCTTGTACATCGGCAAGATCAAGAGATTCTGCTTCATCGTCATCAATTGCTAAGTCTTTTCGATAAGCATTTTGATATGGGGTAACCTCGGTATCTTCCTTGTTAATTAAAGTTGTCTCACTCATTTATACCTCCATACGGGGCCAATTATAGAATTGGGTAACCGTCTTCTTAGGTGTTATTTGTCAGAGCCGATAAATCGGGTGGCTGACCTTCTTGTCAAGCGGATACAAATCCGCCTTCCTCAA